ACCCGTTGAAATGCCCGCCCCCGGAGCCGTCCCGCCCCAGGGCGGAATGCCCCAGCCCTGGCCGATGGTGGCGTCATCTAGCCCCGGCTGGATCAGCAACAGAGCACTTACCGCCGCGCCGCCGCCGGCCAGACTGGCCGTAGCATTAACCTTATCCATGGTGATCGTGAAGTTGTTGGCATCCACGACCGTAGTGACCTGAAACTCCCGGTTGAGATCGGCAGCCGCATAGACATCAAACCCGGTCGCGCCCTGGAAGACCACATAGTCTCCAGCCTTGGCACCGTGAGAAGTAGCGGCCACCTGCATACTCGTCGTGGCCAGCGTGCCGGTGGTAAAAGGATTGGTACCCAGCGTCAATGTTGCCCGCAGCGGCGTGATGTCGTAGTAGTTCTGGCTCCACAGAATATATAGGTGCGAACTGGTACCCAAGCCCACATAGCGCTCGCTTTCGAGCGAGGACCACTGATGAATGTGCCGGCAGACGCCCTCAAACGGCGTAGAGCTGATAGCGTACCAGCCACCGATTTTTTCGGGATAGCCGGAACGAAAGCGAATCTTGTCGCAGTCGTACCAGCCGCCACTGACTGAGTACTCAGTGCTTTCCCTGTTAATTCCGGGCTTGAACTGGAGTTTCTGCAGGGGCATTGCCGTTCATATTGATCCGGTCCAGTTGCACCAGCAGGGGCTCCAGCCAGCGGCGGTCAGCAGAAGCAAAAAACCCGCTCTGCCATTCTTTGATGATACGTTCCAGCTTCCGGTACTCATCCGCGCTGAACTCATACTCACGCGGGTCGAGCTTCTTGTCTACGTCCCAGGTCGGCTGCTGCATGCCACCCAGGGTTTCGATGCGGTAATTGATCTGCCTGCGCTCCTCCGGGCTCAGATCGATCATGTCCTGCAGCCGCCACCACATCCGCACCTCATCTACGGTGGTGCGCTGCGCGCCCATTAAGGCATGCAAGTTCAGGCGCTGCGTATGGTCTAGTGACAACTTCATCCGGCTTCTCCTTAAATCAATTTGTTCACCGTCGCCTCGACCGCGCCCTGGATAATGGCATCGCTCGCAGTAGCTCCCGCAATCTGAATGTTCGGGTCCATCACCACCGGCTGCTGGACCTGTCTAGCTACAATGTCGGGCTGCTGGTATGTGTCCCGCGCCCAGCGCAGGCGCGAATTATGCGCCACTGTATCGGAGGGCTCGTTCATGATGGTCTCCGCATACTTGAGACAGCCTACCTTGACCCGGCCCAGAAAACCGTTATCTACCATTAATGATGCGGATTCGTCGTAAGTCATCGTTCCTCCTAGGAGACAGCGAGAACTATCGCCCTAATGACGCCGTCTGAGCACTTCGCGCGAATTCCAAGCTGAGTAGGGGCGGGCATGTAGAAGTACACCTCATAGTTACCCGTGAAATAGGAATCTCCCGATAGGTTAGTGCCCGTCGTAATAATCGGCGGCGTGGCCGACCCGCCTTGGCTTGCACCTACGATCACAGGAGCAGCATTTATGTACAAAGGCCTATACACAGACGCGCCTCGGTCGTAACCCTGAATTAGTGCTACACCCGCGCTGTATATTATCTCAGCACCTGCGCCTGTAGTCGGTCCTCCCCCCGTGCCAGTACTGCGGATGTATCCTGCGACATCGAGCAGAGCACTCGGGCTCGCGGTGCCGATGCCGACATTGCCGCCTGCGCCATTGAGCACCAGGGGCAGAGAACCATTGCCGGAATATCTCGCTTGAATCCACATCGGATTCGAGCCTGATTGCTGAAATCCGAATGCCAACTCAGCGCCGCCTGCGCCGCTTTCCATCGAAGCTATTGCATTACCCCCGTGCCAAGTTAACGAGGGAGGCCCTTGTGCAGTAGAAGCTATGATATGTGTCGTGTAAACCGGGCTCGCCGTGCCGACACCCAGCCGCGAATTGGTGTTATCCCACGTCAGATTCGCGCTGCCGCCGAATGCGCCTGAGTTATTCCACTGTACGGACCCCACCGGAGCCGCCGGAGTGCCGCCTCCGCCCGTGGGTGTAGCCCACTTGATCCCGGCGGTCTGTGTCGAGTCCGCAGTGAGCACCATGCCATCGGTGCCCACACCCAGCCGGGTGTCCAAGGTGCTGTAAGTGTGGATATCTCCTTTCGTGGTGAGAGGACTCGTCACGCTGCTAGGCACGCCAGCAATCTTGCCCCAACCCAAAGACGTGATCCAAGCAGGATCGGCATAGCTGCCAATAGTCGAAACCGCGTTAGTCACCTGGGCTGCCGTAATCGTTGCCCAGGTAGCATTCTCATTAAGGTATCTAGTCGAACCCGCTGCCGGACCCGGATCGGGAACGATGCCCGCCGCATGGCCCGCCCCGCTCGCCCCCATGGGGACCGCCGAGAGAGTCACATTGCCGGTAAGAGCGCCGCCACCGGAGAGCCCCGATCCGGCTATTACCTGAGTACTGATAGGAACCGCTCCAATCCCAGCAGCCGTAGGCACCTGCCAGCTCGCATCCTCACGCAGGAATTTCGTCGTGCCCGCCGTCGGGCCGGGGTCGGGAACAATTCCCGCAGCATGCGATACGCCGGATGCGCCCATGGGCACAGCCGTCAGCGTAACGTTGGCAGATAACGCACCACCACCCGAGAGACCCGCACCTGCGATTACTTGTGTAGTGGTCGGCACCGCACCCACTTGCGCCGCAGTAGGAGTAGCCCAAGTAGCATCCTCACGCAGGAACTTACTCGAACCAGCCGTCGTACCCGGATCGGGCACGATACCGACTGAGTGACTTGCACCGGAAGCGCCCATAGCTTTCGCGGTCAGCGTCACATCCGCGCTCAGCGCCCCGCCGCCAGTGAGCCCCGTGCCGGCGAGCACCTGCCGGGTGACCGGCACATAGAAAGCCGCATAGTCGCCACTCTGCGCCGTAATGGCACCTGTGCGGGTAAAGACTGAAGTGACTGGAGCGGAGACCGGGGTGCCCCACCGGAGCCCGGTCGTCTGCGTCGAGTCGGCGGTCAGCACCTGACTGTCCGTTCCAACGGGCAGGCGGTCATTCAGCGTGCTAAATACGTAGACATCTCCTTTCGTCGTCAGCGGGCTGGCTCCACCGCCAGTCGATGTGATCGTAACATCCACGCGATTATTGACCGAACTGTCCACGCCGGAAAGCGTGACATTCGTTCCGGCAATAAGATTCAGCTCCGGTCTCGTGCCGATCACCGCGCCGTTCACGGCGTAGATGGAATTTGTCGCCGGCCCCGTGCCGCTGCTGGAGATCGTAATATCGACGCGGTTCGAGGCGGCATTGTCGGCCACGTTGAGTGTCTGACCTGCGCCCGCAATAAAGTTCAGTTGCTTCCGCGCCGCGACCAAGGTTCCGGCCTGCGCCGCCTCGACCCGCTGCGTCGTCGTGTCGTTGACAACCGAAAGCGTCACGTCGGCGGATAACGCGCCGCCGCCCGTGAGGCCCGTGCCAGCGATGACCTGACGCGTAGTGGGAACGGCACCAACCTGTGCTGCCGTATAATCGCCAGCAGTCGGCACCACCGCCCCGGTTCGGCCATTGAACGAGTTTACGAGTACGGCCCAGCTCGCATCCTCGCGGAGAAACTTTACAGTCCCGGCGGTGGCTCCAGGGTCCGGCACAATCCCCGCCGCATGAGACGTTCCGCTTGCCCCCATAGGCACAGCAGCCAGCGTAACGTTGGTGCTCAGTGCGCCGCCGCCGGAAAGTCCCGAACCCGCGATGACCTGCGTGGTCGTAGGCACCGCGCCTACCTGCGCCGCCGTAGGTGTATTCCAGCTCGCGTCCTCACGCAAAAACTTAGTGGACCCCGCCGTCGGACCTGGATCAGGAACAATACCAGCCGCATGACCCACGCCCGATGCACTCATCGGTACCGCGCTCAGCGTCACATCAGCAGACAGCGCGCCGCCGCCGGCAAGACCACTGCCCGCGAGCACCTGCCGAGTCAGAGGCACATAAAAAGCAGCATAGTCGCCGCTCTGCGCCGCAACCGCCCCGGTGCGGCCGAAGACACTGAGAACCGGCGAAGCAGCGCCCGTGGAAGCTACGGTAACATCCACCCAGTCAGAGCCCGTATTGTCAGCAACGGTCAGACTGATGCCGGCTCCAGCCAACATATTGACGGCGTGACGCGTACCGATCAACGCACCAGCCTGAAGCATCTGAACCTTCTGATTGACAGTGTTAGGCACTACGCTCAAGGTACGGTCGGCGCTGAGATCACCGCCGCCGGTCAGACCGGAGCCCGTGAGAATTTGACGCGTAGTCGGCACATAGCCAGCGATGCTGCTGCTGCCGGAAACGTTGATGCCGCCGCTGAATGTCTTCGCGCCCGCGAAAGTCTGCGCGCCGGTCGTCACCACACCACGCGAGGTAGGACCGGCATCGGGCACATTCAGTCCCAGGTTTCCACCGAGCGTAGCCGGCGTGCCGGTGACGCTCAAGTCGGAGCCCGTCGTCGAGGTCAGGAGCAAGCCGATAGTATTCGGCGTATAGTTGATCAGGGTCGGATACATCGGCACCCAGTGAGACCCGTTCCAGCCAAGGAACTGTCCGTAAGTTGCACCCGCACTGGTAAGCTGCTCCGCGCTGATCATCGCGCTCGGCGTCGTGGGAAATGCGATCCTGACCTGCCCCAAATTTACGAGCGGTAAGTTGGGAAGAATCCACCACTCGGTGTAGAGCGCCCCCTCCTCCAACTCATAAAGAGCCGTGTAATACGCGCCAGTCGGACGCGCATTGGCGTTGGAATAAAGGTTAATGTTGACAACGCCATTGTTAATCGGGAAAATCTGCATGCCGCCAGCTACGGGCGTGCCGTTATTCTGGAAGGCTGGCCAGGACACTACGACCTGACCGTTCACCAGACGGCCATCCGCGTAAGTTAACGTGTCTTGGATCGTGGTCATAGCTGTGCTGTATTGGTGTAAGTCCAGGTCGCTGTCCCATTAGCTGCTTGTAGTAGTACATAAAGGTAATACTGCACTCCGCCGATCATGTACTGAATAACAAAGTTACTGTTACGGAAATAGATCCTACATAAGCCGCTTTGCGTAAAGGCTTCCGTTCCCGGCGGAGCCATCTCCAGCACAATGCTGCCTCTATGCGTCCCCCCACCGCTGGTGCCAATATGAAGGTCGCCCAACGGCGCACCGGCAACGTTGGGATTGATAGCGACCCGATTATACGGCGGACTGTACACCACAAACGGATCATTCGCCAGATACAGAAGTCCCGTAGGATCAATTGAAGCCACGCGAGTTCCCGCACTGTTCTCCCAGGTTTGCAAATAACTGCCCTGGCTGACCGCACCGCGCACCCGCACAACAGGTTGTGTCGTGTTAGTCGAAAACACAGACAACTTCGCCCCCTGGTCTCCGGTTGTGCCGATGGTGACATTGCCGGTGGCGCGTGTACAGTAGAGGGTCGTATAAAGAAGAGCCCCGGTATCCGCCATAGCGGTCAACGCCAGATTGCTGCCACCATTGCCCGTTCCCGGCTCGCCAGCCTCCAAGGGAGTGAGAAGTTGCCAGCGCAGCACATGGCTCGTGCCAAAGACGATCCCGCGCTGCTGAGTACCCGGCGCGGTCGTATCCAGGCAAATACTAGGCGAATAAGCATAGCCAACCTGTAGACCATAGCCGCTAGGCGACAACCCAATGCCAATGCCGACCCCAGGATTAATGTAAATATTTGCGTCCTGCGAAAGCTGGTTGGAAGCATTCGCGTAGAAGATACAATCCGCCTTAGAGCCGCCAACCGGAGTCCCTATCGACAACCCGGCGACTGACGCCCAGGCGAGGCCCGCTCCGCTTTGCGCCTGCAGGAACTGCCCCGGAGCGCCAACGCCAAGTGGCGCTAAGTTTCCCGAGGCCTGCCGGTAATAGATGTCCCCCTGGGCCGGCGTAAAGCCGGGAGTGTTCAACTGCACGTTATTGCTGAACGTAACCGGCTGACTGAATGTGGAAGGCGCAGATACAGTCAGATTTCCCTCGACCACCACGCTGCCGAACTGCGGGTTATAGAGCGCGCCATCCACACGCGCGGCGGCACCGGCACCGTCGCAATAGATGATGGCCGACGAGCCCGCATTCAACGTGAATGTTCCGCCCGTGCCCTGTTGAAAGACAATCGCGAAACCACCGCTGGTCGCGTTGGTCATGATGTACAGTTTTTGCGCGGTATTCGGCGTAATGTTGACCGTACTCTGACTGGTGAGTGTGCCAGTCCAGATAATGACCTTGTTGCGGCCCTGAGAGGTCGCGCCTTGCGCGGTGTTCAGGTTGTACGAAGATGCCGAGAGCGTAATTGTCAGATTGCCGTCGATGCCGGTATCCAAAAAACTATAGTCGTTATTCGCCGTGTTTCCCCAAGTACCCGCCTGCTCTCCTGTCGCCGGCTGTTCCAGTCCAAGATTCGGCGTATAACTTGACGGCATCAGCGATACTCCTGCGGCTCGGGCGGAGCCATGGCCTGCCAGACCGTGCGCGGCGCACCAGACAAGCGCCAGGGACTAGGAGGATGCATGCGCCCCACCATCTGCCAGAGCCCATCTACCGTGGGCGGATTAATGAGCACATCGATCTCAGGCATAGTCACAGCGACAATAATCATAAAAGTCGAATCAATGCCGTCGTCGGCGAGGGCGGCGGCAACTTCACCCGGAAGTCTCCATTGTTCGAGGACTTATCAGCGCCGAAATCCAGCACTGCCACAGCGCGCTGCTGCGCGGTCTGGTTATAGATCAAAGCGGCGCGGGCGGTAATCGTAGAACCTGACCAGACAGGATCGTCCCAGGTCACGTAGGAAGCGCGCGACTGCGGGCCGAGAACCTGGACATTGTTGAGCACCGCCCCGCCTGCGACATAACCCACGCCAGAGGCTTCGCCAGCGGTGACATAAGCCGTGGTGTCGTCCACGTTGATGTTTGCAGCGTCAGTGTAGAGCGCCATCATAAATCGGTGCGACCCGAAATTGTGCAGCGCCTCCAGCAGCTCGCGTTTGAAACTGACGCAGGGACCGGAGCCGGTGATCATGCCTGCACCTTCGTGTCAGGTTCCTGCTGCGTATCTTTGCGAGTACGCCCCTTGGCGTAATTCGCATCCATAGCTACATCGGCCTCGAAAGCTTGGTTGTAGCGGACGAAGAGAGCGTCCTCAGTCTTCATATAAATCGCCGCCTCAACCAAGCTCCCACTTACCAGTGCATGCGCAAAATGATCCCCCAGCCAAGTGGTGTAGCTATCCACGATTGAAGGCGGCTGATAGAAGTAACCCAGGCGCAACGCATAAGCCTGATCCGGCGTGGGGCCGAACTTCAGCGTCAGCTCATTAAGATACGCATAAAAACGGGGCACACTCTGATAAGTAGAATCCGGATAACATTCATCAAGAAACTCAGGATCTTTATTAAGCAGCAGGGCAGTGCCATTGCTAGTCACCACAGCCAGTGAGTCAGGAGCCAAAAAGTCGGTTGGAGCAGCCAGCAGGTTATTTCCCGCCGTGGCATTTGCCGCCGAATCCTTGCGAAACCGGGGTAAACGCACGCGCAGCAGGATGCGGCTCTCGGCGAGACGAATGAACGTATCCACATTCTCCGCAAACGAGGCCTCAAAGTTCTGCGCGTATTCCTGCACGGCTGCCCGCAACTGGACGTAGTTCATCAGTAAATGCCGCTGAAGCCGCACCCCCTCTGCGCAACCCCACAGCCGCGCACCTTACCGCCGGAGGCAAAAGTCTTCGGTTTAGACGGCGCTTCGGTGTTCGGGAAACCCTTACGCTGCTTGGCCGCGCCGCCCGCCGCCATCTTGTCGCACTTGCCGCCCTTGTTCTTGTGCAGGCCCTTCAGGGTCTGCGCAAAACGCGCCCGCTGACCCAGCTTGCCACCCTTTCCAGCCGCTGCTGCCAGTTTCTTGGCCGGGATCTTTTGGCCCTGCGGCACGCCCAACTGCTTATGCAATGCGCCCGGTTTCTTGATCGCGCTCTGGATGAACTTACCGCCCTTGGCCATCATGGGCGCTGGCGAGCCTTCGTCTTCCATGTCATAAGGGCTCGGCGTAGGCACGGGAGGCTTCTTCTTATTAAGAATGGCGATCGAGACCGCCGGCCCCTTGGGCTTGCGCGTGAGCACACCCTTGGCCTTCTTAACTAGCGCTGGCGGCAGACCATCCGCGCTCTTCTCCACGTCAATAGCACCACCTTTTTTGTAGGGCCGCGCAGGCCGCATGGAAGTGCCAAGCCCCGCACCTGCGGGCAATCCCCGCCGCCCCATATAGCCCATAGCACCAGGAGCCGGACCTCCGAAGCCGCCCGGAGCACCCAGGCCCGGATTCGGCATCGGCGCGAACGAAGCCCCACCACCTAGAGGCGGCATCGGCGGCGGACCGCCTTGCATGGCCGCCAACGCGTTCTGCATCCCCGGACCACCCGGAGGCGGCCCGCCCATACCGCCGAGCATGCCCGCCAGCGCCGCGTTCTGCATTCCCGGCGCACCCGCAGGCGGACCCAATGAGCTTGCCGCACCCATGCCAGGAGGCGGCATCGGAGGCGGTGGACCACCCAATGCTCCCAACGACGCACCGCCAGGAGGCGGCGGGGCATTCATACCCGCCAGCGCCGCGTTCTGCATTCCCGGCGCACCAGGACCGCCAGCCAGCGGCTGTATCGCACCCGGAGGTGGCCCGCCACCAGCACCCGGCGCTGCTGCCGCATTCAGGGCCATCAGCCTTCCCATCGCCTGCTGACGCGCCCCAGGATCTGCCATGCCCGTAGCCGGGTTGACTCCGAACAATTGCGCCATGTCCGTTGTCATGCCCCCGATCCCAGGAGCCGTCGCCATCGGACCCAAAGAAGAGCCCCCGGCTGCCGGTGGCACACCTCCGCCCAGTTGAAACCTCATCGCACGTCGCCCCATAAAATCACCTCCTATCGGCCCGCCCTGGGCCTTGTTCTCGTCATACGTTGTAGCCACGGGCCGCTTCCGGTTCGCCAGATACGACAGCAGCGCCGCGATACCCGCGCCGCCCAATGCTCCCGGCCCCGCGCCCGCGCTGAACACGCCGCCCATGCCCGCTGCGGCCAGCGCCCGCAGCCAGGGGTTCTGAATGTCGATCAACGGCGGCTTGTAGTTCTTGTCTCCCTGGTGCAAACCCGGCGGCGTCTGCCCGCCAGTGCTGCTGGGACTTGTGTTCGTTTCCGGCACGCTCACAGGCGCGGGCGCATCGCTCGCCGATGACGGTGAGGCGCGCCCCGCAGTGGATAGCAGGCCGGTCGTATAGTCCAGCGGATTCGGTTCAGACGCATAAGGCACCCGAGGTGGTTGCAGCAAACCAGTTGTATAATCCGGGGACGCGCGCGGCATGCCTGTCACCGCCGGCACCGGCTTAGGCCGCATACTGAACGAGCGCGAATACGGCACCGTCGGCTTTCCGTGCGGCTGATCGTTATAGCCGGTAGCCATCACCATCTGACGCACCTGCTCCACCTGCTGCGGATCATTGGCGTCATAGCCGCCCGCCCCAAAGTAGCTGTTCATCGCGTCTTCAAAATTCGGATCTGACTCGCTCAAACCGCCACCAGCAAAGCGGCGGCGCGACGGAAGCCTCATGCGCCCTCCTTGTCATCGCGAAACGGCAACGGAGACGGCGGCGGCGGCGGATAGGGCGGCGTCAGCCAACTGTTATTGGGGTACAGCGTGCGGCTGGCCGCGTTGCCCGTGTCCGGACGAGCATCGCGCAGGGCCTGGGCGTCCACGGTCACGTAATACGGCAGGAAGTTCTGCGGATGATCGGGGTCATAATCCGTTGGACACACACGCAAGCCCGTGGACTTGCCGCGTATGGTTGGAGTCCTCATTTCGCTGTACCTTGTGCGACAACCGCAAATGTCACATACCCCCCAGGAGTATTTTCCTGCGGCAAACTTTTTACTAAGAACCGCCATTTAGCCAACCTTTCGTGACCATTGACTTCATATGAACTCGTAGCCCCCAGGCACGAACTTAAAAGCCGCGCGGTCACGGTCTTCATCGGACGCCAGCTCGAACTGCTCCACATACTCGCTCTTGAGTAACTGAACCTTCTGCAGCGCATTCGGGTCTTTACTCTTAAGCGCCATGTAAAACGCCAGCCCCGCGATCATTGCCGGAATGAAGCGCCAGGGCAGGTCGGGCTGCCCGGTGCCACCCGCGCCCAGCGACTGCATCCGGCGCAAACGCCAATAGACGAACTGGTAGGTAGTGCTGTCCGGCGGCACCATCCAGAGGTAATAGTTCGGGTGAATGTCGCGCCGGATGTTGATGAGCGTGGGCCGCCCCGCCGCCATCTTATTCGGGATGCTGGCGTACTCGCTGAAGGTGAAACGGTCGAGCGGAAAGTCCGTGTCCTGGCCGCCCGCTGTAGCGTTGGGCTGGCGGATGATATGCTCGACCAGATCGATCGTGTCGTCGGGCAGCGTGTATTGCGCCACGCCGGAAGTCAAGCTCACCGTCGTGGGGCCATCCACCGTCCACAGATTCAGCCCGCGATTGGCCCACTCGATCGACAACAGCTCCAGCGCGCGGCGCGCACTGCGCAGGCTGTAGCCGGAACGAAACTCGATGCCGGCCCTTTCGCTGGCTTCCTCCGCCATCTCGGCGGTATCGAAAGTCGGCCACACTGGAGGCGCAGTTGCCACTACTTCGCCTTCCTGGCCTGACTCAGGGCAATGGCGACGGCCTGCCTGCGGTCTCTGACCAGCGGACCTTTCTTTGAAGTACTGTGAAGCTCCCCATGCTTGAACTCGTGCATGGTCTGCTTGATTTTCTGCTGCCTGCGCGCCTTCGAGATCACGCACACCTCCAACTACACGTATCTGAGATCAGGATACGCGTAATTGGGGTTGATTATACAGCAGTATGCCTATGCGCGAATGTATCGGGAACCCGATGCACTGGCGAAGGCACTACGAAGTCAGGCACATCAGCGGCAAGCACCTGCTGGAAAGTCCGGATAATGTACCAGTACATCCGCACCTGCGCCTGCTGGCCGCACTTGGCCCGAAGCATATGGACAAGACCATTTATGAATATAGTAACCAGGGCCTCTTCATCAGACAAAGAAGTCATCACCCGTCACCCTTCAGGTAAAAGGCGATTCTGCCACAGTCCGGTTACGAAACTAAAGAATTACCTGTACTGATTATAACAATACCGCGAGTTGTCAATGTCTTTAGTCATAAACCACGACCTTACGCGTCAGCTTCCCCGCCTTCCGGGGCCAGATCCCTAAGTCTGGCCTGCCGGTCCCAACGAGGGCTCTCCCGGTAACGGGACAGGATCTGCAGGATGGTCTTGCGCGCTATCTCCTGCCAGTCCTCCGCCCAGGGCTTGGCGCAGAAGGCCCAGAAGTCCATGGTATGCTCCTGGAGGTCGTGCGAGAGCACGCTCCACAGGAAGCGCCCGCGCACCGGCAATTCCGCCTGTTTTTCCGGGCGCAAGCGCCGCCACAATGAATCTTCCACGATATCGGTAAGGCGCAGACCTTCCAGTTCGGCCTGCTGCAAGGTAGCGTCGAGCAGAAGCTCGTCAATGCGGAGCGTCACCTGCTTTTTATGCCGCAGGCGATTGGGGCGGGGGACGACCACCCGCTCCCCGGACTTTGTTTTGTGTGCCTTGGGAGCGCGCGGGGGGGGCACCTCGTTGTGTGCTTTCACGCTCAGTTTAGACATTTCGATATCCTTTGGGGCTATGCATTGAAGTGGATTTAACGTTGTTTTATGCTGTCCATCACTACATTTAAAGCTACCATATCCGGCGATGGTATTGGCTAAATTGCCTTGACAATACGTGTAGGCGGATCGAGAATCAAACCTGCTTCCCGGCACGGAGAGAATTACTCGATGCCCACCAATTCTACTGCCAGCCAGTCCCATCGTACACATGATAAGCCAAGACCTATCACGATTTCACATGATATTTCGGCAATGCCGATCGAATCTGTCCTGGAACGCATATTTGCGCCGGATGCCCCGCCGCAGGATCGGCTGCTGGCTGATTGCATCAGGACATTAGCCAAACACCTGCGTTTCACCCCCATCCGGACCAGCAACGAGGATCTGGAGATGCTGCTGGCCGTCTCAGCGGTATTGGCTGGGGAGCGGCGAAAATGACTGCAGCCGTCGCCCCCACCAGCCTCTGGGCACATCAGCAGCAGGCCCTCGATTTCGCCTTGAGCCACTGGGACCAGGGCATGCGCGGCATCATGCTCGCCTGCGTCATGGGCACGGGCAAATCGCGCATCGCCATCCAGGCCGCCCACGAGCGCCAGCTCTCGCCCCTCCTGATCGTCTGCCCCCTGCGCGTGGTCGAAGTCTGGCGGGAACAGTTCGAGCGCCACTTACCCGGCGTCTACGAATTCCTGGCACTGGACAGCCGCGCGGGCACGGTCACGGAAAAGACCCGCCGCGCGCGCAACTTCCTCGGCCTGAACGGGCCGCTCGCCATCGCCATCAACTACGAGTCGGCGCGCCTGGAACCCTTCGCCTCCTTCGCCCTGGCCCGCGCGTGGCCGCTGGTCATCGCCGATGAAAGCCACCGCCTGAAAACGCCATCGGGAAGCGGCTCCCGCTTCGTGGGCAAGCTGGGCCTGCGCGCGCTCCACCGCCTGGGCCTGACGGGCACGCCCATGCCGCATTCGCCGCTCGATGTCTGGGCGCAGTTCCGCTTCCTCGACCGCACCGTCTACGACCCCACCTACACCTCGTTCCGGCAGCGCTACGCCATCATGGGCGGCTTCCACAACGGCTACGCCTTCCAGCAGGTGGTCGGCTACCAGAACCTGGAAGAGCTGCGGCAGAAGTTCTTCAGCCGCTCCTTCCAGGTCGGCAACGAGGTGCTGGATTTACCCGGCGAACGCGAGCAGAACCTGTACACCGATTTCCGCACGCAGGGCGCGCACATCTACCAGCAGATGGAACGCGAGTTCGTCGCCATCCTGGAATCGGGCGAGGAGATTAGCGCGCAGAACAAGCTCGTGCAACTGTTGCGCCTGCAGCAGATCACCTCAGGCTCATTCGCCGACGGCCAGCGCTTCGACGTGTCCAAGGGCGAGCTGTTGCGCGACCTGCTCGAAGACCTGCCGGCGGAGGAGCCCGTCGTCGTCTTCTGCCGCTTCCGCCCGGATCTGGCCCTGGTCCACCACATCGCCCGCTCGCTCCGCCGCCGGTCGGGGGAGATCAGCGGACAAGCGAGCGAGGTCACCGGAGACCGCGACGATCTGGCCGCCTTCCGCCGCGCCGGTCCGGACGATCCCGTCATCCTGGCCGTGCAGCTTCAGTCCGGCGGCGTAGGCATCGACCTCACCCGCGCGCGCTATGCCGTCTACTTCTCGCTCGGCTTCAATTTGGCGGATTATTTGCAATCGCGCGCCCGCCTCTACCGCGCCGGACAAACGCGTCCGGTCATGTTCTATCACCTGTTTGTCCGCAATACGGTGGACGCCATGGTGGCGCGCGCGCTCGAACGCCGCCAAAACCTCATCGAAGAAACCCTGAAGGAGTTAAAATGTCCGCATCCCCTCCCGAAGCCCTGATCACCAACCTGCCCCGGCTCGAATACGAAGCCTTCCACAGCTTCGCCCTGCTCACCCGCGAGAAGCGCGGGCTGCTCGACCGCATCCGGCAGATCGAAGGCAAGCTCCTTGTCCTGCAGTACCAGTTGCGCGACCTGCTAAGCGCGGGCGGCTGGGAGAGGGTGGGCGTGGACGGCTACACCATCTACCTGCGCCGCCAGCTCTTCGTGCGCCACCACGACTTCGCCACCGCCGCCGAGGTGGTGGCGGCGCTCAAGCGCAACGGCATGGCTCACTTCGTGAAAGAACAGTACAACGTCTCGACCCTGTCGAAACACGTCCGCGAGCTGGAGGAAAAGCACAAGGACGAACTCGATTCCGGCGAGATTCAGTCGGTGGCAGCGCTGCTGCCGCGCGACCTGATCGCGGTGCTCAATATCGAGCCGCAGTTCACGGTCGTGGCCCTCGATCAGTCATCGGGGAAAGAGTAGCAGGAGCGGTCCGGCCACGGACCACCCCTGCTGGGAGCAACAACAACACCAAGGAAATTATATGCCAGACAAGAGCCTGACGAAACGGGACGACTTCGCGTCCTCCCAGTACCCCGTGCTGCGCGCCGACTCCATGAAGCAGATGCTCACCGTCTTCAGGGACAACATCGGCACGGCACGCATCTCCACCTTCGAGCTGCCCAGGATCAAATGCCCTACCGGCGGCGAAACCATCTGGATCGTGCAGACCCCGGAAGGCACCGAAACCACGCGCGAGATCGAAGGCATCGTCACCGCGTGGAAAACCGGGCGCGCCTACTGGAAAACGTCGATCAAGGCGGGCGGCGGCAACCGGCCGCCGGACTGCTCCTCGAACGACAGCTTCTACGGCAAGGGCGACCCCGGCGGCAAGTGCGAGGACTGCCCCTTCGCCCAGTTCGGCTCCGCGCCCGAGGGCGGGCGCGGGCAGGCCTGCAAACAGGTGCGGCAGATGCTCTACCTGCGCCCCGGCGAAATCCTGCCCTACCTGATCTCGGTGCCGCCCACCTCGCTGCGCAACGCCAGCCAGTACTTCCTGGGCTTGGTCGGACGCCAGATCCCCTACTGGGGCGTCACCACCAAGATCCGCCTGGAGAGCGCCACCAACGAGGCGGGCAAGCGCTACGCGCGCATGGTCTTCACCGTGGGCCGCCGCCTGGAGGGGCCGGAAGTCACCATCCTCAAGCCCTACCACGAGGAGATGGAACAGATGCTCTCGCCCATCACCATCGACACCAACGACTACACCACGGTGGATACCTCCACCCGCCAGGAAACGCTCTTCGAGGAAGAGCCGGCCAGAGAGAGCAGGGAGTATTCCGACGGCGACATCCCTTATTAAGACCCGGAGGGGAAAGCATGCGTTTGACCGAACAGGACTACCAATCGCTCGAAGCCTGCGCCATTCCCCGCCACGTGGCCCTGGCCGCCGATGTGCACCGCGTCGTGTCCATCGACGGCCGGGAGCTGGTGGGCCGCCAAGGCAGCGGCAACTACGCCGGGATCGTCTTCCCCTGCCGCTGGCCGGACAGCAACGACATCACCGCCTACCGCCTGCGCCTGGACTCGCCGCCGCTCGACCTGCGTACGCGCAAGCCGCAGTACCGCTATCTGGTCGCGCCGGGAACCAGGAACAGGTTCTATTGTCCGCTGGAGAGAGCGGCCGATCTGGCCAATTCGGAAATCGATGTCTGGTTCTGCGAGGGCGAGAAAAAATATCTGGCCCTGCACGCCTTCGCCGAGAAGATCAGCAGCAACGGCAGCGGCGTGCCGAAATTCATACCCATCGGTCTTTTCGGCGTCTGGGGCTGGAAGGGCGTGGTGGGCATCGCCAGCGACCAGGACGGCCACCGCGTCTCGGTCAAGGGCGTCATCGACGACTTCAACAAGCTCAACTGGGATAACCACCGCCGCGCGCGCATCCTGTTCGACGCCAACGCGGCCTGGAACGAGAGCGTGCGCACCGCCAGGGCGCTCTTGGCGCGCGAACTGGAGGGGCGCGGCGCGGAAGCCTACTTCATCAACCTGCCCCTGATCGAGGGCATCAACGGCGTGGACGACTTCCTCGCCCGCCAAGGCCCGGAAGCGCTGGAGGCACTCGTCCAGCAATCCCTGCGCTACGAGTGGAAGGACGAGCTGATGCGCACCGAGAAAGGCAAAGTCATCCCCGGCATCAGCGCCCCGCTGACCGCCTTCCGGCTGGCCCCGCCGTGGCACGGCGTGCTCGTCTACAACGAATTCGCGCGCAGGCCCGAGGCGCGCAGGCCGCCGCCCTGGGCCGACGGCAAAGTAGGACCGTGGGGCGATCACGAGGACCGCAAGGCTACCGAGTGGCTGGAACACCAGGGCATCCGCGCAGGCATCACGATCGTAGGACAGGCCGCGCTCACCGTGGCGGAGGAACATATGTTTCATCCCGTGCGCGAGTATCTGGACTCGCTCAAATGGGACGGCGTCCCGCGCATCGGCACCTTTACGCATCGATACCTGGGAGCTAGGCTCGACCCGGACGACCGGCGCGGCGACTATAACCGCGCGGCCAGCTCATGCTGGTTCAAGTCAGGTCCGGCCCGCATCTACGAGCCGGGATGCAAAGTGGACCATGTCCTCATCCTCAAAGGCCCACAGGGCGGATTGAAGTCCACCGTCTTTGCCACCCTGGGCGGCAAATTCTATTCCGACGACATCGCCGACCTGGGCACCAAGGACGCCGCCCTGGGCGCGGCAGGCGCGTGGATCATCGAACTCTCCGAACTGGCCGCCATGACCAAGCCCGAAATCGAGAAAATCAAAAGCTTCCTCTCCCGCTCCACCGACCGCTTCCGCCCGCCCTACGGCAGGCACTATGTCGAAGTGCCGCGCCAGTGCATCTTCGGCGGCTCGGTCAACGCCGAGCACTTCCTGCGCGACGACACCGGCAACCGCCGCTTCTGGCCGATCGAATGCGGCGAGATCGACATCGAGGCCCTGCGGCGCGACCGCGACCAGCTCTGGGCCGAAGCCGTCCATTGCTACCGGAACGGCGAGAAGTGGTGGCTGGAAACCCCGGAGCTGATCGCCACCGCGCTCGAAGAGCAGGAAGAGGCCTACCAGCCCGACCCCTGGGAGCCGGAAGTGGAAAAGCAGCTCGCCAACCTGCTCACCGAGAAAGAAGCCGCCGCCTTCACCACCATCCCCGACCTGCTGCGCGTGCTGCATAAGGACACTGAAAAATGGACCCGCCTGGACGCCGCCCGCGTAGGCGTGATCCTGACCCGCGCGGGCTGGAAATCGACGCGTCCCTGGGTGGCGGGCGGCGGACCGCGCCCGCGCATCTACCGGCCTTCGCCAGCGGCGCTGGCGGCCTGGAAGGCGGGACTGCTGGCCAAAGGAGCGAGCTCATGAGAATGCTGGAGGAGATCCTGGCCGACGCGGTCCCGCATACCATTGCCGATGAGGCCAAGCCCGCCCTGCGCGCCTGCGAGGTCTTCCTGATCGACAATGTGGCCGAATACCTCTATGCCCAGACCGATCAGGAGATCTGGGACGCGAAGTCCGATTTCCCCTGCCTCGCCCCGCCCTTCCCCTCCTTCTGGATGGAGTTCGGGCGGCCCTCCAGGATCGTCAGCTCACTCAGCGGCGTCACCAGCAGCCAGGAACTGCCCTACCGGGTCGGTCTGTGGTTCGACTACGCCGCGCCAGAGGAGGTCTGGAAAAAAGGCAGCGCCCAGGGAGCCCGCGAGCAGATGGTCCGGCTGGCGCGGCAGCTCGAACCACGGATGACGCCCGAAGTCCGGGCCGAACTGAAACAATTGCAGGCGGAAGGCGCGAGCCCGTGGGATATCAAAAACCCACGGGTGAAACAGCTCTCCGGGCCGGCCAGGATAGCCCTCGGGCTTCTACTCCAGGCCGCCGTGCTGGTGGCCAACGAAAAGCCGGGGGCCGAGCAGAATTTTCTGCAGAACGCAGAAAAGAATCGCATCCGCTGGATAGCGACCTGCCAGAGCTTCATGCAGATCTCCCGCCACGGCCCCATCCTCGGCCCGCTGGGCAGGCAGGCCCTCGCCCTGGACGAGACAGGCACGGTGATCGACGAAATCGCCCAGTACAACACCATGCTGCTCAAGCCCGAGCAGTTCCACCATGATGGCGAGGGCCTCTCCACCATCTGGTTTTCCGGCCTGCTCGCCATCAGCTTCTGCCACTGCAAAAACGTCAGCATCCGCGCCGCCGGGGAGGTGCCGGAAAAACTGGCCAAGCGGCAGCGGGAACGGGGCCGCCTGCCGGGACTCGCCTACAAAGTCCTGGAGATCGGAGGAATCAAAACAGCGCTCGGGCGGGCGCGGGCGGAACACGCGACCGGCCTGCGGCGCGCGCTGCACATCTGCCGGGGCCACTTCGCCCTCTACGCGGAGAACGGCCTGTTCGGCAAATACAGGGGCCGCTTCTGGATACCGCAGCACCTGCGCGGCGAGATCGAGCAGGGCGCGGTGGAGAAAGTCTACGACGTGAGGAAAGGCAACCAATGAGTGACGACCTGTTCGAGCTGGAAGACTTCCGCATCCATGAAAAAGATCTGCCGCAGGTGACGGCGAAAGAACCGACGCCAACCATGACCGACGCCGAGATCGAGCAGCGCCTGGGCGACTGGCTGGAGGACGACCACGACCGGCGGCACCTGCGCATCTATGCCGACAACAGCGAGATCTTCTGGGCGGGCGTGTACATCGACGGCCAGCGCGCCCATGCGGCCAGCGGCTACGGCCTGCTGGAGACGATCGCGGCGGCGCTCGAAGGCATGACCATCCAGGAGCGGCCCAGGTGCATGCTGTGCCAGGACGGCAAAGGGCCTTCGCACGACGGCTCGAAGCTGTGCCGCTCGGGCTCGATCGCCTCGGGCGGCACCCGGCCGCACTGCTCGTGCGACATCTGCTTCTAGGCATGGCACCATGAGCCAGCAGGGGACATTATGGAAAGAGGGGGCGAAGAAACGGAAAAACAACGTGCCCAGGGAAGCCTCCCTCGTGCGCGCGGTGGAGAAGGAACTGAAGGCGCTGAACGTGGTCTACCGCAAGCGCTGGGGCGGCCCCTACAGCGTCGTCGGCGACCCGGACCTGTACTTCTGCTGGAAGGGCCGGCACGTGGAAGTGGAACTGAAGCGTCCGGGCGAAAAGCCAACGAAAGTTCAGCAATGGCGACTCCATGAATGGGGGGAGGCGGGAGCCTTGTGCGCCCTCGTCTCCTCCCTCGCCGAATTCCGCCTGCTGCTGGGGGAATTGCACACCTAAGAAAGGTGTATCGAAGGCAAATATGCCGCTGGACCGGAATTTCGGGATTTCTTGGACGGTCCAACGCGTCCATCTGGTCCAACCATGTTTCAGCCTTTTTTTTACTTATAACCATATAGGTAGAATTCATGGTGCTTTTTTAGCACCATCTGCTCCGTTCGCCTGTTGGTCTGCATGGACTGCTTCTAAGTTATTGATTTCATTATACCAGCCACTCAGTCCAACTTTAATTCCTTTATATAATAATAATAATAATATTTATTATATAGGGGGTATATTACACGCCTATATGCAAAGTGTCGGCGAAAGTCCGGTTGCTGGACTGAATTTGCGTACCTGCCAGAAGTGTATTGCACTGGCCGTGGGCGAGGAATCCGCGCGAGCGCGGCAGCGCCGCGCTCTACCGCAGGGGCTGGTCCCGTACCCGGTGGGGTGCGCACGCGCACCCCACCGGGGTACCTCCTGGCCCTGGCGCTCTGCGCCAGGGCAACTGAGCGCTTGCCAGCCGCGCTCGCGCGGGCGTAAGCTGGCGGCTTGTGAGATTGCGGATTATAAAAACCTGCGAACCCGCCGCCGACGGCGTGCGCACTTCCGCCAGGGCGGAAATTGGAACGCAAGTGCCGCGCCGCTGGCGCGTAGCCGTCATGACGCCATGATATCAGGGCGGAAATTGGAACGCAAGTGCCGCGCCGTTGGCGCG